GTCTAATATATTCGGGTAATAGCTAAAGGTATCTATTAGAAAACAAGAAATATCAACCAACCGTTTTACGCCACGGTTTGGAGACTTATAGACTTTAGTAAAATACCTGTCTCCATCAGCCTCTAGTGTGGTGATGGCAAAACCTGTGTAAGACTGGTCAATGCCCATATAAACATTGCCGGAGTATGTCTCAGGTAATCCGCCGTCAAACTTTAGCATAGGAGTTAAATATATCAGAATAAGCGTCGTAGACCATTTTCTCTAGGGTCTCTAGGCTATGGTTATTGTTCAATACTAGGTCAAACTCATAGTCATCCAGGTCTAATTCTGATACGTGGTCGTTAACCGGCCCCACTCCGTTTCTAGTTATCCTCCAAACGTAGCCCCCACGATTGCGGATCTTATCTGCTTCGTTCTTAAACCTAACATCGGTTATAACAACTAGGTTTAGGTCATCTAAATTTTTTACAATTTGATCTACCCAAAAATCTTGACCAAATACTTCTCTTGCTGCTACTCCGGTAGTTTGTAGGGTACGTCGTACCGATGGCATATTTTTGGCTCGTTCCCAACCAACCTCATCTACTACAAACTTTACTGCCTCATCTGATGCGTATAGGAACTCACGTACTTTGTCTGCAAAGGCCAGTCTAGTAAAACTGTAGTTATTGACCAAAATATCTGCAACGGTATCCTTGCCGGAACGTGCGTACCCTGACAACCCGATTACTAGATTTCCCATTTGTTTCTCCTATTTTGGTAGTGGTTAGCTCCTGCAGTGCGCCGTGTGAGTTCCCTGCTGAGAAGGTAGATGTCTCGGTCTGCATTTGACGCCATCATCTCAATCAGTTTTCGGTAATTGTAGGCCTCAGTATAGGTTTCAGTTAAATCACAAATAACCGGATCTGAGGCAACTTGGGCTTTTAGAATAGCTACTCGTTCTGACTTAACTGCTGGCTTATCTAGTAGACATCTGGATTCCTCTAATTCCAAAGTCTTCTCTAGGTCACGCTCGTCAATTTGAGCGCAGGCTACCTGTGCACATAGGAAGTCGTAATACTGAGTAAATCTGTTATACAACAACATAAGGTCTTCGTCACCTAGTTCGGTGACATCTGCTGGAAGTGATGGAACTTCAATCTCTAACGTGCTGTCTAATCTAAAACCCTGCTTTCGCAGAATGTCAACAGCCTTCTGTCCCTTATTAGATACTCTTAGTTCTATCTTACTCATCCATACCCTCACATTGTCTGCAACCATTTTCCCCACCATTGGGGCACATTGGCGGGGTCCCTCGTTCTAAGTGTTCCATAATCATCAAGGCTGCGTCAAATAGGGATGAGATACCCCAATCACTCTTGGGAATAATAAACTCTTTGACCTCTTGGCTATGCTTGCCTTCATATATGAATGCGATCTCTTGTGGCTGGTACTCCGCGTTCATCAACTCTAATAATTTAACATAAATTTGAGCCTGGTAAATATGACTAGAGAACGGGGTATTAAGGCGGTTCCATGCCTCTTGAAAGCTACCGGCATCGGCTATAAGGTCAGGAGCTTCCCACCTGAAGGTTCCTTCTCCTACCGATTTAATTTCTAGTAGAAGTGGGTCTTTAAACCCGACAAGGATTCCGTCTGAGTGACCAGATATATTGTGCTCTTTAGACCAAACGGGAACTTCTTTGTACACCAGTTTTTTATCACACGATGCGCAAGATCCTGGGGAGATCCCTGTAATTCTGCTCTGGCATTGTGGGCACATCCAGTCGCCGTAAAGGACGCCCATCTCATCAAACATACTTTGCCACCAGTCGTGAATTCTGTGGCCTTCTGCGAATACTAAAGTGCTTTTAAGATTACGCTTATATTTAGTCTGGTTGCTTACTTTTCCCTGCAGCTCAAAATAAGCCGCCCTGTAACACCAGTTAGCTTTCGCCATAGATGACGGATGAATAACATCATATCTACGGGAGCTTACATCGGGTCGGCTGAGCAGGTGCCTGTCAACCGCGCCTATTACTCGCGTGTCTTTCTTTCCAGCATCTACGAATGCTTTAAGTTTACCTGAAAGTTTTACTTTTTGGCTTTCATTACCCATTGTTCTAGCGTCAGTCCGTGACGTTTTGCCTTACGAGTTAAGGCATTTCGCTCCCGGTGTGACATCCCTCCCCATATTCCGTATGAATCTTCCATCTTGTCGGCGTACAATAAGCACTCTACACGAACTGGGCACTCCGGCTTCCCATCCCGGCCAAAACATATTGCCTTTGCCCTATCAGCAATATCTTTATATTTATCTTTTTCTCTGGGTGGATACCAAAGCTCGGTGTCCATCCCGCGACATTTTGCATCTTGACGCCAGCCTTCTAAGGACTCGGTATCTCGCACTCAAACTCCTGGAGCTTTTGGCGGAGCTCCAGAAAATCGTCTTCCTGCATAATTACATAGTTCTCACTATTGAGATGAAAACCAAGCACAGGCGTTCGGCCGTCAAGGATGGCTTCCTTAACGATCTTCTCTAGCTCCACTGCTTTTACAGTGAACTGGGTTTTGCCTGTCCATTTATGTTCTAATAAAAGATCAGAAGAACGGACATCACCCTTACGGCTCCAAAAAGCACCGGAGGCCGCATTACGCGAGCCCCCAAGTTTTTTGGCTAGCCGGTCCTCGTGCTTCCGTGACTGCTTCTGACCCTCAGATCTCATCAGCCACACCGTTAGCCTTTGAGCCGGCTTTCACCGCGGACATAACATCCCGCTCTAGGGCTTCCTTAAGGTCAACCTCTTCTCTAATAGAGTTTACCACTGCTTCCGCGCCTTGCCATTGACGCCCATCGTAACGGTAGTAAGCTCCCGCTCTAACAATTACTTTATTGATAATTCCTAGGGCCACAATCTCTTTTGCAAAATCGAAATCTCCGGGGGAACACTCGCCGCCCTCGTCAAAATAGAAATCAATATAGGCGATTTGATTTGGTGGGGCAGACTTATTCTTAGAAGTTCTGACTCGAATTGTTTGGCCGACCTTCTTCTTTTCCTCGCCCTTACCTACCTCGATCCAGTCATCACGCTTTACTTCTACTCTAGTAAAGTACGAGTAGTTCTTGGCCTCTCCGCCAGGTGTGGTGCGTGGGTCGCCGTACATTACGCCAATCTTCATTCTGTACTGGTTAATTATCAATCCTACGAATGGACGCTCGCGTTCTGTGAGTGATCGTTTAGACGCTTTACCAACTTTACGAAAGAACCGTCCGGTAATAAGGGCACCGCGACCAATAGTTGACTCGTCCATATCTTTTTCATCTTCAACGATTGGAACAAGTGCTGGCAACGAATCTAATACTATGCAATCGACTGCCTTGGACGCCGTAAATTCAATTATTGACTCATAGGCTTCTTCCATGATATTGGTAGAAACTATGATGATTCTGGATAGGTCAACCCCGCACATTTCTGCGTACTTCGGTACCCACTGTTCAGCAGCAACCCATACAGTAGTAAATTCGGGGTCTAACTTTTGATTAGCTGCGATTGTCTTCAATGCCAATGCGGTTTTGCCATTACTGGCTTCACCTACAATCTCGTGCCATTGATTGGTTGGCCACCCTCCGCCTAAAACAACATCTAGTGCTAGTGATCCGCTAGTAAAACGACCTATCGATTCGCTTATATCTGCACCTAATACGATAGTGTCTGCTCCAAGTTTTTTATTAAGTTTTGCTATTGCTTTGGCTAAGTCGGGGTGCATTAAATACGTCCTATAATTCCTTGTGGATTGAAGTTATTCGCCGTTGATACTTGTTTAGCTGGTTGAACTGGTCCTCCTGTAGGTTGGCTTACCCCCCTAACACCTGAACCAGACTGTGTAATCGGATACCCGCAATCGTAGCATCGAGGACGTGTCTCAGCCGTACCTCCATAATTAGAACCACCGCATCCAGGACACCGTGTATCTTGCACTGCACTAGGGGGCATTCTTCGCTCTTCCTGTTGCTGTACAGGTTGTTCTGGCATTTGAACAACTGGACGTGGGGGTGTTGTAGGTGGCGTACTATTCGGTCCACTGTTAAGTTTCTGTGCCCACCAATTACTGCTCATCTATTACCTCCGTGGTAATTGCGCCGTTATCGTGCATTAAACCTAATTGAAACCCTGAAGAAAATGCCGATACTAAGGCGGACATGGATACCATCTTATACATCGAACGGATTTGTTGTTTTAACGGCTCTAATTCTTCTTCATCTAGACCGTCTTCTCCGATAAGAGATGTGAATATATCTGCTTGGGTTTCTGACAAGACGATTGAATTTATATCTGAAATTGTATTAATATAGGACATATAGGGCAGTACTCTAGCTACTCTGAAAAGACTGTCAGTAAGTTCCATCTGTTCGCCCTCATCAGATACAGGTGTTAGCCCTACCTTTTTAGCAACAGCATTGGGGTCATCAACTTTTAAGTCGTAGCAATACCACCTAAAAAGTGTGGATACTGGAACTGTGTGTCCTACTACCTCCGGCTCTCTACGACGCCAGAATCTCCAATGAATCATCCGCGCCTCACTTGAGTAGCAATAACTTTGCATAGGCAATTATTTCCAGTGCATAGCATCTCATGTTTATGCAAAATTTCTTCAGAGATATGTTCACGCCAGTATTTCTGACCCGGCATCACACGAGCATACTCTTCATTTGACATACCGCCACGACTGGGCTCTTGTGGACTAATCATTATTTTGCTTGCCCCCATCTATCAACTACTTTGATATCTGCAACTAATGGTACATCCAGAAGGTGTATGCCCTCCATGGCTTCTCGGATAATCTCTACGGTTTCGTCAGCTTTATCCTCTGGGCACAGTGTAACAAGTTCATCGTGCACAGTCAAAATGATCTTGGAGTACTCTGGCAAGGACTTATATGCCCTAACCATGGCCAACTTCATAATATCGGCAGCAGACCCTTGAATACGGGTATTAAAGGCCTGACGCTCGGCCTGAGACCGAATCTCGTGCTGTTTAGAAGTAATGCCTGGTAGGTACCGCTTACGGCTTAGAACAGTGGCCACATACGGAGGGTTGGCAGATTTAGCCGCCCCTATGATCTTTCGTCGATACTTATTTACTGATGAGAACTTCTTGGAGAAGTTATCCAGTAGATCGCGAGCGTCTTTGGCAGAACAACCAATCTGCCTAGATATCTTGTCTGGGCCAACACCATAGGCCATAGAAAGAACAAGTACCTTACCTGCTTTACGATCAACGCCCATGGTGTTTCCAACCGTGGTGTAGATATCGCCACCCTCTAGGTAGTTCTTCATCATAATTGGGTCTTTAGACATTGAGGCAATAATACGAGGCTCAATCTGGCTGTAGTCAGCAACCACTAATTTATACCCCGGAGGAGCGTAGAACAGGTCTCTAATTGCCTTACCTACCTCGCTAGAGGAAGGGTTTGGTATGTTCTGTAGATTCGGGTTTCGGCTAGAGAACCGACCTGTCTCAGCGCCATGCTGAACAAAGTCTCCGTGTACACGCCCGTTTATCAGGAGGCTGTTCTTGTACTCGCGCTTTTCTTTGCCCTGTACTGTGTGAACAACCTCGCCTCCAATATACGGAATGACATAAGTCGAATAGAGTTTATTCAATTCGGCGTACTGCAATAAGGCGTCAACTAGAGGATCTTTTCCTGCGTATGCAGCAAGGGCCTCTGCGGAAACGGAATAGTCTGAGTACGTTAGCTCTTTTCCCTGCTCGTCTTTCTGTTCGCCTTTGGGCGTAAGAATTTTTGGTTTTAACCCTCGGCCACCTTGATCTTTGGGGGCAAAAAGTAGGAATTGCTTTTCCGCATTTGAGTTGATATTGAACACCTGTTGAGCAATTCTATAAATGGAAGCTCTGGCCTCTTCAATATTCTTCTCAAGAGTATCTGCTAGATCTTTTAACGCAGCCTCATCAATTGGGGCTCCGGTCAGCTTCATAGAGCAGAGTACCTCTAGCACGTCCATCTCTAAAGCCATGGTTCGTAAAAGGTTGGCTTCCTCTAACTTAGCCTTAACTGACTTCCACAAAAGGAAGGTGTACTTGGCGTCAAGATACGCATACTGCGCTACCTCGTTAAACGTATACTTCTCGACCTCTTTACCTACACCCTTGACCATAGTGTAAGCGAATTCTCGATTAAGGCAGTCATCCAGACCGCAACGATTCTTATTACGGTTATCGTAGACAAAGGAGCCGACCATAGTGTCAAAGTATGGGCCAACTGGGAACTGGCCGTCAAAGTACTTGGCTACAGAAGTGAGATCAAATACTAAATTATGCCCAACCTTGAGGATCTTGGGGTTGAACATCAACTCTCTGAGTGCTGGGAAAACTTCATGCGGGAATAACTGCTTTGGAGGCGGACCAAATACCTTGGTTGCTTTTCGTCTGTCCTTGGAATAGTCGCCGTCTTTAAGTTGGAGCCCTAGATCAGAACGTCGCTTACCTAAAGTAGTTAGAGGGTATACCTCACTTATTAAATCACCGTTTGGGTGTCCCATTGGAATGACATCGCCGCGTCCGTAGGTAGAGAAGGTAATCCACAATACTTCGTTAATCGGCGTGTCGCCTCTGCGGTCTCCAACAGTTTCTACGTCAAAAGCAAATGCGTCAACCGTTTTATAGTGGTTGATCATTTCGTGTAACTGCTCGATAGTCGTAATTATGTTCATATGTATCCCCTAAAGCCTAGAGGGGTAGAGGGGACAGACTCAACGCAGGCAGATGCGGAGCAACTACCCCTCTAGGCAGCTTAGAAGTTAAGCCAATTCTTCAGCGATCTCAGCGAGTTCAGCAAATGAATTCTCGCGGATTGCGGAACGTGGATATGGCTCAACAGTGGCAAGAAACGCTTCTGCAGCGTTCCCATCAATTCCCCAGTCTTCTTGGAGATCTCGGGATTTAACTGCATTGAAGTGATAAACAGTAGTCTGCTTAACGCCGCTTCTGCTTAGTGCCCAGAAATTCTTAGTCAAAGGACCTTGTGGAGAAAACTCTGCGGTGTGCAAAGTCTTGAACAGGCGTGGAGTTGCCGTAAGGATTTGACGTTGGAATGGATCAACGCTGAAGTTCACGATTGAGAACGAGCGCTTATCTTCCGGACGATGCTTGAGAACTACACATAGGGGACAATTAGCGCCCAAGCACACATACGATTTCTTGCCTACTTTATTTTGCAAAAAGTGCATCTTGTAAGAAGCAAACGGACCTGATGTATCCAGGAATTTGATTACCTGAAAAGTTTCGCTTGCTTTGAAATCTACTGGGTAGTCCCCGGTAGGTGTTAATTTTTCAGCAGCATCCCAGCCAGATTGAACAACAGTGCTGGTGTTTTGCGCTGGACGATCTTCTACATTGAAGTCGTCTCCGAAGCTGTCGACTTTTGTATAGTCTTCATCTCTTGCGATTGCCATGTTTCTTCCTATCAATTGTTGTTAGTTTTCAGTTCCTCTGCACGGATCTTAGCCCATGCCTCGCTAATCTCGCTTCCGAGAGTGCGGTGTTGCGACCACTCTACACGATCTGTGTCGAGTATGTCATGTCGTGCAAATATCTCCACCACGGCCTCGATCATTGGCCGAGTATAGAGACGCCTCCCCATGTGGTCCTCACCATTCTTATCGGGTTTGGTGGGAAGCCTATAGGGAGAAGCCGGTATATATCCCTTCTTAATCCAGGATCGCATTGTAATAATAGAACGGTTTACCGCCATTGAGAGCGAGCCTAGTGTAAAAAACTCGGCGTCCTTCCCGTTTGGCAGTGTCTTGATGAACTTTCGAGAGTCCCAAGATACCGATACTACTTTGCGCTCTACTGGTTCTTTTCGTTTGCGTTTGCTTCCAGGGTAGTACTCATCTAAAGCCGCGAATGTAGAGTCAATAAAATCTTCCACGTGTTACCCCTTTGGCAGTACCAGCGCCCAACTGATCTTAGAAGGGAACATAGCATCGATGTCCTCTTCTGTCAAAAGGCCCTCGTAGTACGCCGACATTATTTCTTCTTCGTTAATTACAAAGACCTTTCGAGAGCATCTCTCAGTCAGATCTTTAGACTCTAGAAGTTTCTCAGCTGCCTCTAAATCCAGTGCCTTACTAACTCGGCGCTGGTATACAGCCTTGCTGATACCGCTGTCTTTGTCTTCAATATCTACTACAAGATGACCCGAAAGGTCCTCGTGGCCCAATTCTTTTACACCGTCAATAATTCGTTTCTTTATCTCAGTTTGTCGCTGAGTCAGATTATCAATTTCATTACGAATTACTACGTTTTGCTTAACGTAACCTGTAAGTTCTTTTTTATCCATACTTACCCCCTAGGGGTACAGTACTACAGGTTATTCCTCTGGTGCAACTTGGTCTACGTACGCACGTAGGGCGTCAACTATGACACTGGTCACAGTTACTCCCTCGATAGCCGACTTCCTCTGGACAGCCAGCCACAGCTCGTCAGATACACGGATCGTCCGAGTAGGGGTCTTAGGTGCGTTAGGCATATACCTATTGTACCAAATTATCCCTTTTTAGAGGCTTTAGTCTCTTCTAGTACTACATCATCAACGGTCTTTGCCTTCTTGTCCACTGAGGAAAAAGCGGCATTGATCTCTTCGTCGTCTAGTACGCCATCGTCCATAAAAGAACGAGCAAGACGCTCTACAACTGTAGCGACGCCTGTGATGCCAGCGACAA